CACTCATCAATAGGGCGGATATCAAGGTTGATCTTGACCTCGTGGTATTGGAGAGCAATCAAAGGGAGAGCCAAACCAGGGTTGGTGCAGAACCAGAATTGGAGGGGCACGTACAAAGTGGTCTCAGGAAGAGCGTTACGGGGAGCGCAAACTTGACGGGGCGCCAAGGAGTCGCAAGGGGACTCAACATCAGAGAAAGAAGGATCAGTGATGAAGGTAAGTTGGGTGGTGTTACCAATCATCTTGAAGTATCCACGTTGTTGCTCAGCAGTCATAGTGAGCTGATTCCAGATGTGCATCCAGTCACCATATTGACGGTCAATTCGTTGACCACCAATCTCGACCTCAACTTGGGCAATAAGTTGCTCACCGGGGTAATCCAACCAACGGGCATAGACACCGGTGTTCTGGCCGGTACTGTAGTTTCCAAGACCCATGAGTTGATTAATCTCGGGTAGTGTAATCTGGAGATATGTTCTGTAAGCCAAGTCTCCGTTTCTGGAGATGACACATTGGACTCTGCGTCCAAAGTCGGCTTGGCCGTTAAAAGTTTGCTCAATCGATTCGATTGCAAAGTTAGTGTACCTTCTGTAAGTTACCTTCCAGAAAGTGATTTGCGGGTTACCAGTTAGGTAAACATCTTGTGCGCCATAAGCAACGAGCTGCATTAGTCCTCCTCCCATTTTATATAGATGCTAAAGAAAAAAATTTTTTGGAAATTAAATTAATTAAAATTAATTAAATTATTTGTTAAACCAAATATTTATAAAATTGAATTAATTTGTTACCAAAACAACTTATAATATTCTTATATAGTATATTAATGTTACAACACGCAAAGAAAACAGAACTATTTATCTCTAAAGCAAACAAAATCCATAAAAATAGATACGATTATTCTAAAGTTAATTATATAAATGCCAAAACAAAAGTTACTATAGTATGTAGAGAGCACGGTGATTTTCAACAAACACCTTCAAACCATTTATGTAACTATAATTGTCAAAAATGTGCCAAAAATTTTCAGCTGGATACGGCTTCTTTTATTGAAAAAGCAAAAAATATACATAATGATAAGTATGATTACTCAAAAGTAAACTACATAAATGCTGATACACAAATTACAATAATATGTAAAGAACACGGTGAATTTACCCAAATACCAGATTTTCATATAAATAGAAAATGTGGATGCCCAAAATGTTCTAATAATGTTAAATTAGATATATCAGAGTTTATTGAAAAGGCTGAAAAAATACACGGTAATAAATATGATTATTCTAAAGTTGATTATATAAATAATTATACTCATATAATTATAATTTGTAAAAAGCACTGTGAATTTTCACAAAAACCATTTATTCACCTTTTAAAACACGGTTGTCCAAGTTGTGTCAACAAAACAGAATATAAATTTTATGAAAAAATAAAAGAATTTTATCCAACAATTAAAAGACAATATAAAGTGGAATGGTGTAAAAATAAACAATGTTTACCATTTGATTTTGCTATAGAAGAATTAAAAATTATTATTGAACTCGATGGTGAACAACATTTCACACAAGTTTCTAATTGGACATCACCTGAAACCCAAATAGAAAAGGATAAATTTAAGACCGATTGCGCTAACCAAAATGGGTTCTCTGTAATTCGACTGCTACAAGACGATGTTTCCAAGGATAAATTTGATTGGTTAAATGAAATACAAACTGGCGTTTCAAAAATTACGAATACACAAGAAGTTCAAAACATATTTATTTGTAAAAATAATGAATATTCATTTTAAAAATTTTGAAAGAAAAAAGGGAATATCCCCTTATTTTTTGTTTAATTAATAAATATATATAATAATAATAATAATAATAATAATAATAATAATAATATTTTTTATGTTTATGCGTCTTCATCAGAGTCAGTGTAATTAATTACTTCACACGAATCATCGGGCACTATGCTGGAGTCCAATTCGCATTCAATGAATTTGCAATTCTTAAAAGTAGTGTTATTTAAAATAATATCCTTAAAAACACATTCTTCAAATTCGACGCCATCAAAGACACAATTGTCGAAATTGATTTCATCAAATAGGGCGCGACTGATGGTGATATTAGAGACTGTTTGGTCTTCTATACCCCATTGAATGAACTTGCAATATGAGTATCTAAGGATGTCACCTCCTATATACACCATTTCCCATTCCTCGCATTCATCGCGAGGGCATCGTCCGCATAGTTCAACGTACTTTTCAATCTGTGTGTCGTTCATATGACTTAAGGGCATACTCATGATGAGTTCGTCTTCATCCTCGTCATCTGAGTCTTCGTCGTCTGAGTCTTCGTCGTCTGAGTCTTCGTCATCAGATTCGTGTTCGTCTTCTAAGCTTTCAGCATCTTCTGCTTCGTCGTAGACAACCGTTTCTGCGATCGCTCCTGCGATAGGCAACGGACTTTCGTTAATAGAATGAATGGGCCACAACGAGGTTTCAGGATAATATGTTTGTTCGTCTTGTTGTTTGTTAGTTCTTGCCGTCTGCATCGTGTCAAACTCTATGTCTGGTTGTCCGAGCTGGTATTCTAAACAATCCAGAACTCTTTCAAAGAAGTCGCAGCTCGACCCGTGGCGTCTGTAGCGACCAATCGCGTACATTACGAAATAGTAGACATTTTCACTTTTGACAGAAAGTTCAAACTGAAAAGTATTGCTATATAGCACATCAATATCGGTGTCCTCCTTTTTTACCCAGCTTTCAACAGCGTGTTCGTTAAAGACATAATCATTTGGAAACCATCTGGCGAGGGTCTTAATGACAGCCACTTTTAAATCATCAATAGTGGCGTAGTTGGGGATTTGAGTAGTAGAAATGTAAGTTAAATCAGACATTTTTGTTAAGTAAATCGTATTAGTTTTCTTAATAATAGTTTGAAACTTGATTTGGTTATAATTTAATATCTTTCATTGTTTGATAAAAAAGCATTTCAATTTTTTTTGATTTATATGTAAAAATTGAAATACTAAAAATTTACGAAACAATTTTATTCAAATCCAAATTGCTTTTCATAAATTTTAATAAATATGCGTCATCATATATCTCTTTCTTATTTTCGTGATTTTTCGTAAAAACATATGATTCATTGCGTTTTTTTACAGACCATCCTTGCTCTATTGTGTTGTATAGTAGAAGCATTTTTTGGAATTTAATGGCATCCACTTTAAAATCAACATTATTTTCTAAATCCTTTAAAGAATCCAAATTAATCTTAATATCCATATTAATTAATAAAAAAACAGAAAAACATTATATATTTTAAACTTGTTTAGCGTACACAATTTCTATAATACCTTGAATAATGTTGGTCGTCGTTTTTTAAGTTTGCTAAATTCGTCTTAACTATATTCCCGTCACTATTTGAATAATAAATGTTTTGAATTTTATATCCTTTTTTCTCTGGCATTGATTCCATAATTTTAATACAGTTGTTACACGGCTTACTCGACTGTAATTTATTTGTCTTTGAAAAACGGACAACCAGTAAATTTACTGGCTCCAACCTTTTTTTATTTTTCGATGGTTTTAATTTTAACAAAGCATTATGTTCAGCGTGAATTCCAGGATCTACACCTTCAATATCGCCCATTATATTAATCCCAAAACTTAAAACTGTCGATCTGTTCAGGTTAGCGTTCTTTCCCTTTCAAAACGCACGCTATGTGGTTTGATGGGCCACAAACGCACGAATTAATATACCCCTCACCATTTTCATATTTGTCCACATTTGTATTAACGGGCAAACAAAATCTCTTAATAAACATTGTGTCAAGCAGCGAATCCATCTTTTACTTTATTTTATGTTATTATACTTAATTCTTTATTTTGTTTCATTTTTTATTTTGTTTTTTATTTTGTTTTTATTTTGTTTTTAAAAAAATATAATATATTTTCTCTCTATTATTAATTAAAACAAATTTATTTAATAATAAAAGAAACGTATGCCATCATTTAAACCAAAATCCGCTAAAAAAATAAAATTTAACAAAAAAAGTTCGATTACTCTTGATGGTAAGCACAAGGAATTTTTAAATGAGTTTTCAAAGGACGAAAACGATAGGATACCTGATTTACAGATCGAAAAATACGAATTGAAAGAACTTTTAAAAAAGGGCACTCTCACAGTCGAGCAACAATTAGAATATCAAGACAAAATCAATGAAATAAATGAAACAATAAAACAAACCAAAGGAAGAAAGATGGAATACTTTTTGGATAATTCCAAGTTTATTTTTGACTATTTTGAAAATAAAAAAAATATTTCAACCGGTACAACTAATATCAATATAAGTGATAAAAATAAAATACTTAATTCTTTTTTTAAGATTAAACAAGACGACAGCGCCAATATAAACCAAAACAAAACCAACAATATTGTACAAAAATATTTAAGTAATATTGACGACACATTTATTGATGTGAATTCGTTTATTTGTCAAACCGATGTTTGTCAGATATGTCACAAGGGCGAATTAATTCCGCTCGAGGACGAAGGCCTATTAATTTGTAATGCTTGTTTTAGAAGTATACCATATTTAATTGAAAATGAGAAACCGTCGTATAAGGAGCCGCCCAAGGAAGTATGCTTTTACGCTTATAAAAGAATTAACCATTTTAAAGAAATTTTGGCTCAATTTCAAGGCAAGGAAACTACTCAAATTCCTATTGAGGTTATTGAAAATATTAAATTACAAATTAAAAAGGAACGTATCGATTTGTCACAAATATCAAATAACAAAACCAAAGAGATTCTTAAAAAGTTGGGCTATAATAAATACTATGAGCATATACCATTTATTAAAGATAAATTGGGTATTAAACCGCCGATTATGTCGCCTGAATTGGAAGACACATTGTGCAATTTGTTTGTTGAACTTCAGTCGCCTTATTCGAAGTATTGCCCTGACGACCGTGTGAATTTTTTAAATTATTATTATACCGCATACAAGCTTTGTGAGCTTTTAGGAGAAGCACAATACTTAGAACATTTTCCAATGTTAAAAGATAGAGAGAAGAGAATAGAACAAGATTCAATATGGCGCAAGATTTGTGAAGAGTTGGATTGGGAATTTATACCGACTATTTAAAATAATATAATTACTTATTTTGATTAATTATATTATTGAATTATATTATTGAATTATATTTATTTTAATTTGGTTTATAGGGGAACAATGATAGTGTTGGTGTGTTATAAATAGAAAAGTTTGGGTCAAAACAATTTGAACCTACACCGGTTCCGTAACGCATACCTCCTCTCATTTTTCTACTTTTTTTACCTTTTCTGGTTTTTTTACCTTTTCTGGTTTTTCTACCTTTTCTTGTTTTCCTTCTTCTACCACCTTGATTATCTTGAAGATCTGCGAGATATAATTCATCATCAGAATCTTCTCTTGTTGTGTCACCTTGATCAGAGACAATGCTATCCTCGCTAATATCACCAATATTATTATTCAAATTATTATTATCATTATTATCATTATTATCTAAATCATCATCTGGATAAAAGTCAAAACTATCATCGAAATTTTCATTTTCATTTTCATTTTCAAACGCAAAACTGCCTACACTGACATCATTTTCTGAACTATTTTCACTGTTTGCAATACCAGATAGATTATTTTCATCATTATCATCATTATCATTATTTTCATCATTATCAGGATTAAGACTATCCATTATTTCTTGTGGTGTATTAGGTTGCCCAGTGTTATTATTAATTTGACCAAGTGATGTTTGAATTAAATTTATAGCAGCATCAGCAGACATGTTGTCTAAGAATAGTTGTTCCAATGTTTGAATATTATCTTCTGTAAAACCACGGTCTAATAGTTGTTGCCTTTGTGCTTGACTAAAATCAGCACCTCCTCGTTGTTTCTTACTTTTTTTATTACTTCGGTTATTACGTTTTTTACTTTTTCTTTGGGTAATACGTTTTTTACTACGTGTACGATTAGCCATAATATAGTATATTTAGATTAAATATATTATGTTATATTTTTAAAATAGTCGCTTTTAAAGCTTTAAAACCCACCAGGGAAGCGAACAAGATTAGCACCAATACCAAAACCAGCACCAGATCGAGCAGTGGCGCCCATACTCGGGATGTAAGTATCAAGGATACTAAATGTTGCTGCCGCAGTCAACGCGATCAAAATAATCTCCTCAATATTCAAGGAACGTTTAGGGATAGCATAAGCCGCAATAGCTACCATTAAACCCTCAACAAGGTATTTAATGATTCTCTTTACAAGTTCACCGACGTTAATTAAACCGTTCATTTATATTAAATAATAAGAAAAAAAATAATATATGCGATAAAAAACTTAAAATTAATTATATAATT